AGCAAAGTTGACGGCAAGCTTGGTGCGGCCAGCAACCAGCTCATCAAGGGCAACAATGGTGCCGCCAGCCATAAGCTGGGCAAGGGAGCCTAGGTCTAGTCGCTCGCCGCTCCACTCGCCAGAAAAGCCGCTCAGGACTTCGTCAATGTACTGCTTGTCGTGCACAATAGCAAGCTCATCAGGCGTGGCTGGGCGCGGAAGAACCTCGGCAATAGCCAGGTTCTGGAGTTCGGCCATCTCATAGAGACGGTCCTTGGCGTTCATAAATCGACGCCCCTGGGTAACCGTGAGAACCCAGTTTGCATACTCGTCGCTGTGGACGAGGGTAATATCACTCTTCATTACTTCCTCCTACGTGTATTGACATGCCTCATTTGGCGTAGTCATATCTTAACACGTAGGAGGTGCTTTGTCAATCCCCGTCTTCGTCAAACGAAACGCGGAGCGGCATTGTTACAGCCCAAGCGAAGGTAAGCACAGCGAGGGTTGCCCCAACAAAGTCTCTTGTCTCGCCATCCGGCAGAACAATCCAACCAACCATAAGACCAAAAATGGTCCACGACTGGCTGACTATATCATTAGTCGCCTGAGCCAAAAGGCTCTTCCACTTGCTCATTTTCCACCTCTCCTCTGCCCGCTCTGGGCTGTTTTTGCTTGCTGTGGCTTAGGCCCGCTGGATCGCCTTGCCCCCTGGCGGCGACCGCCTGCTCGGCCCTTGCCCTTACCGCCACCGTCACCGCCGCCACTGAACCCGCCACCGCCAGAGCTTGATGCCCCGCGTGCGGCGGCTGCAGATACTGCGGCCTGTGCGATGGTTGTCATGATTACGGCTGGACCGACTACGGTTCTAGCCTCTTCTTTTTCTTCTTCGGTGATATCATTACCAAGATTGGCAACAGTGTCAATAGCAGCGCTTACTGCCTCTCCAACTGCCGCAACAGCCTCTCCAACCGCCTTCGTAACCGCTTCTACTGCAGCGCCCGGATCAATTGGTCCAGGTGTGTCAGTAGGTACAGGGCTGGGATCAGGAGTAGGGGCTGGAGACTCCGTAGGGGTGGCCGTTGGCTCGGGCGTCGGCTCGGGTGTGGCAGTCGAGTTCGGTGTCGGCTCATTTGTGACCTCCGGGGTTGGCGTCGGTGTTGGCACCGGCGACGGGCTTACGGACGGCTCTGGCGTGGGCGTAGGAGCCACGCTAGGGCTTGGTGTTGGCGGTTCTGGTGTCGGCGTAGGGATTGGCGTTGGGCTTGGTGTTGGCTCTGGCGATGGGCTGGGGGTTGGCTCGGGGGTAGGCGTTGGCTCTGGGGTGGGGGTAGGCGTAGGCTCGGGTGTTGGGCTTGGCGTTGGGGATGGAAGCGAAGGAACAAATACCGAAACCGTTGCAGAAATTGGCGAATAAATATGCAACGTGTCGTTATCTGCCCTTATCCAGAACGTATAATTTTTATCCACGCCGCCAGTGATAACAAAGACATCATTAGCAATGCCCATATTTGTTTCCGCAGATGAGGCGCCCCAGCCGTTTGCTCCTTCCGTGGTCCAGAACACCCCGTACCGCTCAATGTCAGTGCCGCTGGCTTCTGATGCATTCCAAGTCAGGTAAACGTTTCCGTTGCTGTACACCGTGACCATTAGGCCAGTTGGTGCATTGAGATACGGGTCTGGAACTGGCGTTGGGGTAGGCTCCGGAGTCGGGGTTGGCGTCGGCTCCGGAGTTGGGGTCGGGGTTGGCGTGGGGGTAGGAGTTGGCTGGGGCGTAGGCGTCCAAGTTGCCGATGGGGTGCCCGGGGCAAGCTCAGCCTCAAAGTTGCTGATCATGTAGTAGTGATTTCCGTAGAATCGGTCGGCCGTTGGATCACCACAGCACACGCCCGCGCGAATTCGATAGTTTCCAGCCGGAACGGAAACACGGATAGTAGAGGCAAGAGAGTACCCGCCGGTGTGGTCGGTATAAGAATCGTCATTAGCGGCAATCAAGTTTCCCTGACCGTCGTACAGCCACAGCATGGAGTCAACAATGCCGCCGCACCAGCCGCTGTTGGTGTTATCGCATAGGTCAGTCCAAATATGCAGCAAACTTTGCTCTGGAACGGTAATCCAGAAATCTTGCGTGCGATCTACGTAGCTATTTTGACTTCCGGCAACTGGATTGACCACGAGACCATATGCAAACGTAGTAATAATAAGCCAAATAGTTGCAGCAATAGTAATAAATTTAGTACTCATCTGCCTTGCCCCGAGATCCACGTAATGAGTCCGCCAACTCCTGAAAGTCCGAGAATGGCAAGGACAAACTTTGCAAGTCGAAAGGCGCCCCTCGTTTCAGCCATTTCGTTTTTGAGCGCGTCAATATCTCGCTGAATGCGGTCGAGCCTATCGAGAATGATGTCTGATTGAGATTTTGTCATGCGTCCTCCTTCTCCTTGGTGACGCACGTATTGTCGCAAATAAAAAACGCAATTGCATTAGCAATTGCGTCTACGAAAAACAGATTATGTTTGTATTATTCTGGTGCCTTTGGATCTTCAATCAAGTCAACTCGGCACACACCACATACAAGTTGCGGCAGTTGCCCGTCCTCAGTTAGTCGGAGCATAGTGTTGCATGAAACGCCATTGTTTGGACATCCTTCTGTTTCGCAACTAATCTCAACGCTTGCAAATTCCATCATGTACCTCAGGTCTTAATAATAAACGATGTCAAGAATGACTTAGGTGAAATTACTGATCCAACACTTGATGATGTTACGTTTGTGGTAGCCAGAGCAGTAACAGATCCAGTCACTGTATGCGATAGCGTAGCACTTGGTCCGCCAGACGTAGTTGCTGGAATATCAACAGAGTGAGTATGCGCACGGTAAGTTGCTCCACTTGCAATATAGGCAAACTGCGTACTGTCTACTGCCCCTACGCTTGCAGTTGTGCTAGTCGTCGCCGCTGGGTCAACGCTGTGTGTATGGGAAGCGTGGCTAGATACGGCAAAAGTGTCAGCGTGGCTGTGACCGACATTTGTTGTGTGGGCGTGCGCTCCAACAGAAACTGCGTTATTCGGACCAAACGATCCAGAATTTGTCGTATATCCAGAAGCAGAAGACTGGTATCCTCCAATGAATCTATCTCGCAAATCTGGAACACTAAACGTTTCGCCAGGTGTTTCTCCACCAGTTGCAATAGTAATTGCACTTGCTAGATTTGGATATGAAGATGTATTGTATGTTGCACCATCACAAAATAGCCAACCTGTTGGCGCTTGATAGCCAATGTATGGAAAAATTACACCAGTTGGGAATGCGGCGCTTGTAAGAAGTGTTGCAGAAGACGGGATTGTTGTGCCGTTAATGGAGGTTGCCGTAGCGGCCCCAAGGCTTGGCGTTGTTAGCGTTGGGCTGGTTGCAAAAACCAGCGCGCCTGAACCCGTTTCATCTGAAACAACTCCAGCAAGTTCTGCCGATGTCGTTGCGGCAAATGCAGATAATTTATCGGTCTTGCGAGCAACAACAGTGGTGTCAATTGCCACATCGTCAGCATTGACGGTGATGCCAGTACCCGCTCCTACATTGAGCGTGGCGGAACCGGATGTTGCCCCGCCAGTCAGACCAGAGCCAGCAACGACATCGGTAATATCGCCTGAGCCTCCGCCGGATGCAGCAAGGTCTACCCAAGATGTGCCGTTATACACATAGGCAGTATTAGCAACCGTGTCGTAATACACATCCCCTGCCGCTGGGGACGACGGGGCCGTTGCTAGTTTCGGAAGCGTAATGGTGTTGCCTACGAATTTTGTCATAGGCGTATCTTACCCGATAACGACGACTCGGTACGTCCCCGCCGCGCTAATTGTGACTGTCAAAGTGTTAACAGTGGCGGTTACAACATCCGCCAAAACCAAGTTGTCAGTAGAGTCGTATAGCGATACAACAACATCCTTGGTGTTAAGTGAGTGAGTGACCGTCTTAGCCTCTCCAGCCGTCCAGGTTGCGGACGTGCTGTAGCGGGTCATAAATCCAAGGTTGGTCTTTGCCCCAGCGGCCGTGCTTGCGCCAGTACCGCCGTCGACTACAGCAATATCTGTGCCGTTCCATGTACCAGTTGTGATGGTGCCGACCGTGGCAATGTCATTGTCGCCCGTGTATGTCCCGCCAGCAACTGCTGCCAGTGTGCTGTTGTATGCCTGAACATCGGTTCCGATAACAAGTCCAAGGTTGGTTCTAGCACCAGAAGCCGTTGTGGAGCCGGTGCCACCGTAGAGAACACCCACTGCAGTGCCTTGCCATGTTCCCGTGCCGATTGTACCAACCGATGTCAGGCTGGAGCCAGTGACGCCGCTCCCAAGGGTTGTGCCGCTAAGGACCGAAGTTCCGTTAATGTAATATGCCTTGCCGGTAAGGAGATTTACGTGCTCAGATGAGGTCCATGCATCTGTTGCGTCAACCCAGTTGAGCGTCTTGTCGGTTGTTCCTTTAAGGGTAATACCACCGCCATCTGCCGTTACGTCTGTTGGGCTTGCCACAGAACCAAGCTCAATGTTCTTGTCATCTACCGTAAGGGTTGTGGAGTTAAGCGTTGTTGTGGTTCCGTTTACCGTCAGGTCGCCAGAAAGCACAAGGCTCGTACCAGTTGCTGCGCCAATGTTTGGCGTAACAAGCGTTGGGGTGTTGGCAAAGACCAGTGCGCCAGTTCCTGTCTCATCTGAAATTACGCCAGCAAGTTCTGCTGAACTTGTTGCAGCAAACGCGCTAAGCTTGTTATTGGTAAGCGCAATCGTACCGCTTGCATCAGGTAGGGCAATGGTGCGATCCGCCGTTGGATCTGTTGCTTCAAGTCGTGTTTCGTTGGCGTCATCCGTCGCGCCCTCAAACGAAATCCCGTGCGTTGCAGGAAGCTGAATTCCGTGAATAACTGGCGTGCTGGCAGTAGCGGTAAGCGTTACTCCGTCAAGAGTTGCGCTTGTCCCAAATACCAATGCCCCAGTTCCGGTTTCTCCAGTGACTGCGCTTGCAAGGTTTGCCGACGTTGGCGTAGCAAGGAATGTGGCGACGCCGGTGCCAAGACCAGAAACGCCGGTGCTGATTGGTAGGCCAGTTGCATTGGTCAATACGCCGCTTGCTGGGGTTCCAAGTGCTGGAGTAGTAAGCGTCGGGCTTGTGAGGGTTTTATTAGTAAGCGTCTGTGTTGCTGACGTGGTTACAACGTCGACGCCCTCAACGGCAAGTGTCCCTGCTGCTGATCGGCTAAGGGTAGTATCGGTAGCATGACCAAGATTAATGCTTCCAACACCAATTACAGTGCTCGTGGAAGCGTTAAAAGATCCAAGGCTATTTTGAAGAAGCGCGACTGTACCAGTGGTAGATGGAAGTGTAAGAACAGTTCCAGTTCCAGCGGTACCCGTTGCAAGAATTTGTATTGATCCTGAAATTGCCCCAGGAAACGTTACGCTCGAAATTCCTGTTAGATCAAGGTTTGCAGAAGAGCGGTTAAGGGTAACTGCAGTCGTACCAACGTAAGTTGTATCGCCTGGGTTTGCCTTACCGTTAGCAAGATCATACGCAGCCTTAACAGCAGTTGGCGTAGCAGCAAGGATGCTGCTCGTCGTGCTAGTGGAGTCGCTGAGCTGAACGGCGCCGACAACGGACGTTGTGGCGGCGGCAATGGTGATGTTTGGCGTGGTGCCGCCGGATGAAGAGATTGCGCCCGAGCCCGTAACCGCCGTAACTGTTCCTGAGCCCGTCGAAAGGGTTACCCATGCGGCTCCGTCGTAGACCTTAATTGCGTCAGAAACAGTGTTGTAATAAATCTGGCCCTGAACTGGGGTAGCTGGGTCGGTGGCTAGGTTTTGGATAACTGCGTTCTGCAATTCATTTTTCTGAAGGTCTAGAACGGTTAGAAACTTCATGGCTCCCCCTTAATTCAAATAGGCTTTGCCGCCAAATGCGGCAACAAATTGGACAGTTAAACTATTATTATCTATATACGTGATATCGCCAATCACTAGCGTTCCTGCACTATCAACCACCTCTACCGATGGAAAACACGCCAAGTTGTGCGTAATTGCCCACGTTGCCGAGGCGGAGTTTTGTGTAAAAACATAGGTTGAGTGAGAAGCGCCGCTACCTTGCGCGCCCTGGGGGCCCGTTGCCCCCGTTGCGCCAGTGGCACCAGTTGGTCCCTGCACACCCTGCGGGCCCTGCGGTCCGGTTGAGCCGGTAGCCCCAGTGGCACCCGTTGACCCCGTCGAACCGGTGGGCCCCGTTGCGCCCGTCGGGCCCTGCGGACCAGTAGGGCCTTGCAAGCCTTGCACTGTGCCGCCGCTGGCGGTAGTAATGGTTAACGTTGGGGCATTAACTGATACGGAGACGGGGCTAGTTGTAGCCGTTACGCTATTGCTTTGCTGCGTAACGTTAATAGTTCGCGCTTGCTCGGAAACCTCAACGGTCATCTGGTCACTTCTCCGGCCACTGTAAACAGGCCAGAGATGAGCTTCACCATGGCGCCGCCAACAGGGTTGACCTCCAGGTCGTAGACATATGTGCCTGGGGCAATGAGGCTAAGAGCCTCGTCTGATACGTAAACATTGACGGCACCGTTTGTAGTGCCAAGGACAATGCCCGTTGTGGTTCCGTTTGAGCTAGATAGCCTCAGGAATGCCTCTTGGGCACCCTGTCGCCTGCGGACCTGCATAGACGCAGTGGCACCTGTCAGGTTGACCAGGTTCCCGGACGCGTCTCTATAAACCAGGCTAATGCTTAGATAACTTCCCTGCTCGGCCGTAATGTCATAAGTAGTCGACATGTGGCACCTCCGGAAAGCATTGTAATGTTTGCTGGCTGAAAGTGCCAATAGGTATTTTCTGCTATTGAATATGTTATGATACTTATATGGCAAGACCCGGACGTGTCCCAGCAGAGCAACTAGCAGCCCTCCGTGAGCGCATCAAAATGCTCATGTTGCAGGGCGTCTCTCTGTCTGAGATAGCGCAGGTCGTTGGTTTGAGCGAGGAAACCGTCCGTAAGCATAGCTATGTAATCAAGAAATCATGGGTAGACCCCACGGAAGACCCCGCAAGCAACAAGCAGGAGCTTATTGAGCGTGCCAACTTGGTCGCTAAGATGGCTGCAGCCGCTGCGGCACGGGCAAAGGGCACCAATAACGAGGCGCAATTCCTCAAAATCCAGCTAGAAGTTATTGACCGCATCGCCCGCCTTACTGGCGCCTACGAACCTGACCGCACCGAAATCACAGGCAAGGACGGCGCTGCCATTCAACTTGCAGCAGTGCCGCACGAAATTGACACTTTGGCACCTGCCCAGCTTGCTGCCCGTATGCAGGCGTGGGCAGACGCCATGAAGGAAGAGCCAATCGAAGGGAAGGCTGAGGTTGTTGAACAGCACGATTAGCAACGCCGAGTACCGAGATTGGCTTAGGAAGAAGGCGGTTTCCTCAGACGCCGCCTTTGCCGAGTACATGAGCGGCCTGGTTTTTCCCAAGCACCTTCGAGACATGGAAAAGTTTATGGACGAGCACGACCGTGCTTTGGTGCTTATGCCCCGCGGCCACGCCAAGACAACTGCGCTTATGTTTCGTGCCGCAAGAATCATTGGAATGACGAAGGGAAATATCCGCATCGGCATTCTCACCGCGGTGCTTTCCGACTCGCTCTCTCGTTCAAGGGCAATCAAAATGCTTATTGAAAGCCCCTTGTTTGCTGAAATATTCCCATGGGCAGCATCTGGCGTGATTGGCAGCAAGTGGACCGACGAAACCTGGACCATCAAAGGCGTAAACATGGGCAAGGATGCCACGTGCTTTGCCGACGGTCTTGGCTCCATCAAGCCTGGCGCCCGACTTGACCTCCTGTTTGCAGATGACATGGTCGGAATGAAGGAGAACGCCACCGCTGTGCAGCGACAAAAGGCATCTGACACCTACTGGCAAGTGGTTGACCCAATGCTTGTGCCGGGCTCAAAGAAGTGGTACGTGGGCACGCGCTGGCACGAAGATGATTTCTACGCAGAACTTATGCGTAAGGGGATTCAGGAATATCAGCGCAGAGCCCTGGAGGACGGCCAGCCCCTGTGGCCAGAGATGTACACCGTTGAAACCCTAAACCAGAAGAAAGAGGAGCTTGGAACTCCAATCTTCATGCTCCAGTTTCAAAACGACGTGAACGCGATGGGTGGAAACATCTTCCGGCACGATTGGTTTCAGCGCGTAAATACCCTGCCCGAAGGAACTCGACGCGTTGGTGTTGACCTTGCCTCATCTGTTAGCGAGAGAAGCGACTACACAACGGCTGTTGAGGTGCTGGAGGACGCTGATCACAACCTGTATGTAGTTGGTGCATGGAAAGATCGCATCAATGAAGGGCACCAGGAGTGGCTTACTGGCGTTAAGCGAGATGGAAGCATGGGAAACGCCAAGGGTCCAAAGCTTCTGTGGCCACAGCGGCTGCTTGGTATGCGTGGGCTAAACCACGAAGCAGAAGAGCCGCGCTTTGTTGAGTCGGTAAACATCGAGGCCGTGCAGCACCAGAGCACATTTGTGCGGGAAATCCTTGGCGACACTACGCTCCCTGCGCGTGCGGTACGCCCCGACAAAGACAAGGTCAGCAGAAGCCGAGCGCTTGCAGCCAGGTACGAGTCGGGAAAGGTGTTTCACCTCACTGGGGCGCCAGGCATTGACGACCTGGAGCATGAGCTGATGTCGTTCCCGAACGGAGAGCATGACGACCTTGTTGATGCCCTGGTCTACTCTGCAGACCTTAGCGGAGCGTCGTTCTACTTCACGTCCGGGAATCGGTTTTAACTACCAGGCCCACCACTCTTCGTGCCAAGGAGTCTCTTCCTGCGGTGCAAATAGGTCTGGACCAAGATACAGCAAATCTCGCGTGCCCCAGCGAACAGAGCAGCACATTGCATCGGTTGTTGCGCCACTTAGAAGAATGCTTGCAGCCTCATCGGTTGTCACTGCCGCTGCAGATGCCACTGCAGCAATTGCGCCGCTAACATAAGCGGCGGCGCCCGATGTTCCGCTTGGGTAAAACGTTCCGCGATTTGGATCAAAAGCAGGGATGCGATCTCCTGGTGCCCAAATGCTCAGGCACGGCCCGTGGTTGCTACCAAACCACCGCATGTCCAAATTGTTAGAGGCGCCGACCGTAATTGCATATTCGGCTCTTGCAGGCGAAAAGTTGCAGGCGTTTTTGCCGTTATTGCCAGCAGCAACTACTACGGGAAAACCGACTTCTGCCAACTTATTTACCCACGCGTCCACAGTGCTGTTTGCCGCCCCGCCAAGCGACATGTTTACCACAGATGTTTCCGGGTCCCCATACTTATAAATCCACTTCAAACCTTTAACAATATTTGCCGGAGTGCCCTTACCGTCGCACGAAAGAACGCGTACGGAAACCATGTTTACTGACCAGGCGATGCCATATTGCTCGCTCCCAATCAAGGATGCAATTGACGTCCCGTGATTAGCGCCACATCCAGCGGTGCCGCCCTTAAGGGCCGAGTAGCCAGGGAGAATCCTGCCACCAAAAATCGGTAAGTCCGAAACCCCCGAATCAACAATGTAGACAGTGATGTCCCGACCAAGACCCGCGCCGTCCCAAACGCTTCCGTCCGGCATTCCTGCGTGCTGATCAATGCGGTCGATGCCCCATTGCGCAGAATACAAGGATTCTGTCGGTGCGCTAAGCGGTGCAATTACCAGAATTGCCGAAAGAATAAATTTAAACATTGTAATCTCCCACCACTTCATTAATCAACTCAAAGGTGTTGACTTCCTCATCAACAAAGATTGGCGTGCCTTCTCCAAGCCAGCCGCCCTGAATGTTGAAGGAAAAATACTCCTCGGCTTCTAAGAAGAAGTCGCGCTCCTCTCCATCGAATGGAAAGGACTCATCCCTGCTGCTTTCAAATTCAGCGGCAAGTTTGGCGATGATTTTGTTCTTGCTGTACACAACAAATGGTTTATTGAATTGCCAGCCGAGGCCGATAATGCAATCCTCAAAACCGTCGGCAAGCAAGATCGGGTCTTTGTGGCCAACGCTAGAACTAGACATCTTCTTTCCTTTCCTTTCTCTGAAACACGGTTTTCTTTGAGCACACCCCGCAGTATGCGTTTTTAAAACCCTCTACCAGGGTGTTGTTTGGGTACTCCTTGATCGCCTCGCTTTGCCGATCATCTCCGCAGAGGCCGCAAGCCCAAACGTAGTTCTCAGTCTTGGGGCTTAACGACAAGTCGTGCCTCGCAAGTGTTTACAAGGGATGAGACAGAAACAATTCCGTCTTCACGCGTCTCAATAATTCCTGCTTCGACAAGCTGGCGAACCAAGTCGTCGTTTTCACTCCACCATTTCAAATAGAACCAACCCCCAATTGGAGTCTTACCTTTGACCTTGCAAGATAGGCGGGCATACGGCTCGCCAGTGGTTGCAACAATGGCCGTGCAATCTTCGCCATCCTGGTCAACGTAAATGAGCTCATCGCCAAACTTTTCGGACTTGTACTGATATTCGCGTCTACTCATCTTTGCTCCTTCTGCGCTCCTTGCGCTTGCGGCCAGTATGGCCGAGTACCTGCAATGAGTCAAGCCTGTCCATGAGCCTGGTTGCCCTATCATATTTTTGTTTAAAATGATTAGCCCAAATTGTCGCTTGATCCAGTAATGCCTCGGGGTTTCTGGCTTCTACCATGCACGTAATTGGCCCAAACTCAGTACGCACAACCCCGATGTATCGCCATTTACTGCTTGGCGGTACTGGGGAAAGCACGGCCGCAGTAAGAGACGCGAGGATACCGCAAGAAATTAATATAGACTCTATGTGAGCTGTAACCTCTTGCTCCGCGCGCTCATCGTCGCCGTGACCAACGGGCTTAGAGATGATTCCAAGAGTGGCCGCGGTAGACATGAAAGACGCTGCAAGCCAGCCGTATGACCAGTCGTCTGGAACCTTATTCTTTTTCTTCATCAGCCACAAAATCTCCCAACAGCGATGGCATAGCATCGTACAGCATAGAAATGCTAATAAGACGATCAACGCGGCGGTGGGCCTGCGCTTCGGGCATTGGCTCGACCACGCCAATAACTTCTTTGTTTTCTGCGTCAATAATCTTTGCCGACCAAAGCAGCACACCGTTGTTGTCCACACCCTCGCGGGAATAAACAACTATTGCGCTTGGCAATTAAATGCTCTGTGCTTTTTCTGCCAAAGGCATGTCGCTGTATGCGCGAAGGGGGCAGTTCTTCCACCAGCACGTGTTACCTGGCTCGCCCGCAGGCCCGCCCGCACAGTCTTCACACATAGACCTAATTGCCAAGAGCATTCCGGTTGATTGGGTTGCCGCTTGGAGCTTATCAATGTTTTTTTCCATCTTGGCAAGAACTTCTTCAAAGTTTACGGCCGGGGAAACAACCTTGCCCACTACCCCGGGGTCCATGCTGACCTTTGGCTCTATTTCTGAATAAAGCTCTGGCTGATAGGACTGAAGGTAACTAAGAACTACCACAGAATATTCCATTGGTATCTTTCTCTGACCTTGGCAGTAGGCTTCAACGGTTCTTTCTGATCTTTGTGCTTCTTTATTTGAGGTCTTGTTAACCGCGTCTGCTAAGTTCCTGGCGGCCTGAACCCTGGTGCCATTTGGGAACAGCGTCAAAGCTATCTCCATAAGGTGCTCTGCCTTCATTACTTGCCACCGTTTGCTTCAGAGATAGCAACAGCAAGCGCCTTCCAATCAAACTCAATTGCCATTTGGCCATGATGTTTTGTTTTGGCGGCCAGCAAAATCTGAATCGTCCCGCCAAGAGAGCGCCATTTGTTGCAAAAAGTATAATCCTCGCCGTATTGAATCTTTGTTTCTGGGTCAACAGAATACGCAAAGAATTCGTAAAGCTTGTCTCCACTGGGCTTGATAATGTAATCCTCCGGGCGTTCCTTCATGATTCTTTCTAGCGTTTCCCTCTTGACCATCATTGCCCCAGTGCCAACCTTAAGTACTGTTGCAAAGCCGCTTTCGTCAACGTTGAAAACGTCCTCTGTTGTGGAAAAATTACCCTCAGCTAAAAGCGACGGATAAACTTCGTGCGAGACGTTTGGGTAACTTTTTATAAATTCCCCAAGCCTTGGCCACAGCACTTCTCGCTTTGCACAAGGGAGCGCCGAAAGGTCCTTGTCGTGACCCAAGAGATAAAGGATGTGGCGCGGGTCAACTTGAATGTCGCTGTCAAGCATGAACATGTGGGTCGCTTTGCTCTCCAAAAAGCCACTTGCCAGTTCGTTCCTTGCCAGGGGCAGAATTGAATTGCCGGAAATAACTTTCCACGTGAAGCCAACGTTGTTTTCAATGCACAACTTTTGGAGCGTTAACACCGAATGGACCGAACCGGCGTGCAGTCTGCCGTCTATTGTTGGAGTCGCAACAAAGATTGAAACTTTCTTTGCTGGCACAGAAGGAAACTGCTGCTTCTTGCTCTTTTTGCTCACTTTTTTACCCCCAAAATATCTACACGAAGGCTTGCCAAGTTTTTTGGAAGTTTGTCCTTTCGTTTTTTATCGACCGGTGCCTGCTTTTCCTCTTCAGATGTTCGAACCAGTGTCCGCTCCCCGTCATCCATTGGTCGACCCCATTTTCCCCTCTGGAGCGCAACGGCAATAAGCGCATAGTTTGCAATGTCCATTAGGGTGTCAGCCATCGACTCGCCATCGCCATCGTCAAATGGTTCAAGGATCACTTTGCCGCCCACAATTTTTCCATTCAAGAACTTCTTTGCCCGTGCGGATTTGTCGTGGGCAATTCTGCCGACCACCCCGTGAATGCCCAGCTGCTCAATGTTGGTGTCCCCATACCGCTCCTGCTTGTCGCAGAGAAGCTTGTAGGCTTCGGAGTATATCTCCGCAAAAGTCTGCTCAAAGCTCTGATCGCTCACTGCCCAGCCCTCCTTTTAATAATCCAGTTGGCTTCATTTTCACTAATCCGCATAAGTACCGCTGCTTCAATATCCGCCCCGCACACAATGACGTATGGCTCTTCATCGTGGTCGCTACGCTGGTCAAGAAGCAGGGTAATGGGATTGTCTTGGGACCACAAAAGCCAGATGGCCTTGACCCTTTGGCTTGGGAATAGATTGTTTTCCATGGGCGGAGTGTAGCGTAGATTTTTCCAGAGCGCCAAATGAGATTTTTGAGTGATAGCATAAACGTGTGATGCCCCACCTAACCGGGCATCGCCGCTGGTCGGGAGCAGTAAGCCCGGCTTAGGCGGGAAGGGCAACGGGGATGTTGGGTCCCCTGTACGGTGTTGGCGGCCGCGCGAGCCGACGGGCTGCGTCGCAACCAGGCGTTCCTCCGTCCCCTTCCCGCTAAAACCCTTAGGAGGCAACATGGCAGGCAAGAAAACACTGGCAAAGAATCAACCGGGGGACAAGCGCCCTGACAACCTAACTCAAAGAGTTTGCGCGCGTTGCGGCGAGCGCATGCTTGCAAAGCAAATCAGGGCCACCTTGGCAATTAGCTTTGTCGGGGAGCGCGCATCAAAAGGTTTTATTCACCACCACGCTAAGTGCTCTTAGTCCCATAGGCTGTAGGGGTCGTCCTTAACTGGCGGCGTGTAGCCAGGTACCTTAGTGATGTCGTTAAGAAGGTATCCAGGAACAAACCACAGCCGTTTGTCTTCGTGATAAAAGCGTGGGACCATTGCTTCTTTTCCCTCAATCCAACCAACGACCTCAAAAATAAAATTTCTTGGGTCTGCTGGCAAAACCAAAACAAAAATGTCAGACTTCTTGTCTCCATGCCGAAGAGAAAGATCTTTAAAATTTCCCGGGCGGTATCGGACCTGAACGTTCTGGCCAATATCGGCGCCCTTGAACTGATCAATGTCCTCTCCGCTCCATGGCATTCCCAAGGCAAACGATGCCGCAAGCTCGCCCATGGCGCCTTCAACATGCTGCTTCCACCCGTCGCGCTCCCAGCCGTACTTATCCTTCAAGCCGTCTTTGATGGCGCGCAGCTCTCGGCGAACCCCGGCAATAGCCGCACGGTCCGCATCTTTTTCCATCAATTGAACGTAAACAGAGTTAGGCATTTTCCCTTTCGCTTATCCTTTTCTGTAAATTGTTGCGCATTTCCGCAAACTGCTCTGACACCTGCCGAAGCGAGCGGGCATGAAAGTCCAACGCCTCAGCAAGGCGCTTCTCTGATTCTAAAACCAGACGCCAGCCTGACTCTTCGTACCGCTTCATGTCTTCAACTTCATTGGAGATAGCCAAATACGCCTTGCTTCTATACCCAATCCCGTTGTATACGTAGGTTCTCATCGTCTCACTGCTAAGCCCGTATTCCCTGGCGGCAGCAGCGCAAGCCTCAGTGACGCTTTTTGCCTGGGGGAATTTCCATACAAGCAACTGGTGCAACTCAATTGGCAACAAGTTCCTAGCCATTATTTCCCCTTTCAACAAGAAAATCTTTCATTTTGTCCATGGCTTGCGCGGGGGTTGCGCCTTGCTCAGCAAAAACTTCACCCGTGGGGTTAACTACCTCCACCCTCCAACCAAGCAAAAGAAAACTTAAGCGGTCAAGCCACCATTGAGGGGGCATGGCTTTTTGCAACTCGGTCCAGGCGCAATGAATGCAGCGCGGGTCTTTGCTGTTTTGAATAAAGCCAACAGAGGGGGCGGCGAGAAACCCCGCCTCCCCCTCATGTCCGCATTGCTTGGCCTTACTTGCCAACGGTAAAATTCCACTCGCCGGTATGCGAATAGTCATCTAGACGCAGGAAGAACGTTGAGTTGCCCTTCGGCACCTCGAACGTAACCCACCCCTTCGCCTTGCGACCAGCGGAAAGCTCGTTGCTTGAACCAAGGTCTGGGTCTCGACTCCAAATGCTTGGAGTATAGGTATACCCCTCGTCGGTTGCCAGCGAGAAATACAAGGTGTTGTACGACGTGCCGCTCACCAAAGCCTCAACCGTTATAAGTACGGTTACATACTTATTGCCAGGGTCTGGAGCAAAGTAATCCGAAATTCCCGCCCACGTCTCAGCGTCTTCAAACGTCATTTTCATGTCGTCCCAAATCAGCTGATCACCAAGCGCCGCAACCGCAGGGGTTGGGGCAACGGTCGGCTGCTCGCTTGTCTCCGGCGTTGAGGTTGCGATAGAGGCCCCACCGCTGTTGCACGCTGCGAGCAAAAGCGCCACAGCAATTAGTCCTAGAACCTTCTTCATGATGGCTCCTTTCATCTACAGCCCGAGCCAATCTCAGGCAATGTGTAGATGATACGCCCTCAGATTGTGGTTGTCAAGAGTGGTGAGGAAGCCTGGACTCGAACCAGGGCCTAGCGAGATATAAGCTCGCTGCTCTAACCAATTAAGCTACTTCCCCTAGTTTACGCCGCGCTTTTGAGCGACCTTAGGTGCTGCTGGGGCAGGCGCTGGCCTTTCTACGGGTGTCTTGCCCGTTGATGCCCGAGCGTCTTGCAAACCTGCCCACCAACCCTCGCGGAAAGCTGCGTCAGCTTGCGATTGAAGCTTGGCATAGCGTACTGTCCCACCCGAAGAAGTCATAAATGCTCCAAGCGCAAAGCCAAACAGGAAAATACCAATCATTTGAAGTATGTCCATTTGCAAATCCTCCTAGGTAGTGATTCTTTCTTCCGGGCATTACAATAGCACGAATCAACCGCGTAGTGGGGGTAACCATGCCTGGAGAGTGGAAACGCTTTCGTACCGTATACGACCCTGCCGCTCCTAAGAATGATCGGCTGGAGTGGCGCCCTACCCTGCGGTTTGTTGCCAAAGTTTGCCAAGAGCAGGGCATTGCCCTAAAGCGAGTGCATGTCCATTATCACCCAGAGGGCGAGGACAACATTCCAGCCAGTCACCCTTTTGGCGAGGCAGAGTATTGGAACGGCGTAATCTACCTGTGCGCCTGGGACGAAGACACAATCCTTCATGAGCTTGCCCACGTCTGGTCTGAGAGCTGGCACACACCCAAATGGGCATCCCTCTATCTGTCACTTTGCGAACACTACATGTCCCGTGAGGATTTCATGGAGGCCGTTGTTGGCACTGCTGCAGAAATGCCAGTAGTCCGGCACGCACTAAAAAGGATTTACGGCATTACCGTTAAGGTTGGAAAGAGAACCCCTAAGGGAAGCCGGCCAATGTCCGACGAACAAAGAGTTCACGGTCGGCATTGTAGCTAGACGCGCTTTCGTTTCTGTCGCATAGTTCGTCTCGGCCGTTGGTTCCAATCCACCTGTGCTCAACAATCTTGTCTTCCACTTTGACTATTTTGTTATAAGACAAAGCCACGTCAGTAAATTCATTGTCGCAGTAAACGGAAATGTATTCAGGGTGATAGATATAGTTGAAACGCTCGTACCAGTTTCTGCCAATAAGAATTACCGTAGACACAGTTTCGCTGTTGCCGTAGCCGTCAGGCGGCCACACCGCACCGTCTAGGTCTGGCCAATTTTCCCTGACAAGGTTAACCATCTTTTCATCCCAGTCCTGGACAATTGGGATCATGTCGTCTTGGGCAAGGAAAAGAACCTCCCAGTACGAGTTGGCCTTATCCATGTCGGCATTGATGGCCTGAATCTTTGTGATGGAGTTTCCGTAGAAGTACTTTAAGTCAGTACCAAAGGCAATCATTTTTTCAAAAGTTTCCCTAACCTCGTCATTATTCATCGAGAGGTCGTCGCTGTCCATTGAGATTACCCACTCAATGTGATGCCTGCCAGAGGCAAGGCGCATGTATTCCGATAGGGTTTCAAAGAACTTTTTCTGCCGCGACCTGGTTGGAAACTTAACTAGCAGATGCATCCTTATTCCTTGCTTGGGTAGTAGTAGTAAATCTCACCAGGTATTCTTACCTCTTTGTGCAGGACAATCCGAACACGCTTGGAAAAATCCTGATCCTCCCCGTTGTTGATTGGCTTAAAGCCAAAACGTTGAACAATTTCAGTTTTTATGGCGTTAAGATGGTTGGGCGTTCGGTAATAATTTCCGTCGTTCCCGGTAAACCAGCCATCGTGGTCAATGGAATGGTCAAACATCCGAGAACTTCCATTCTGGAAATAGATAATTCCCGTTAGTGTGGCGCAATCCGGACTAGATTCCAGGGCCTTAAGGGTTTTCTCAACGTAATCAGGGCTTACCATGTCGTCATCATCAATAAAAGCGCAGTACTCACCCACTGCCGCCTGGCATAGCTCGTTGCGCTTTTCCCCAATGGTCATCTCCCCGTCGTCTACGAGGTGCAAGATCTCGACCTCATTGGTTATCTGCTTGGTCAAGACTTCCAGAAGTCTTTGTAGTTTTTCCGCGCGATCACTTACGGAACAGATTAAAAGCGATAGTCGCTTCTCTTTCTGCTCTAATTTTTGCGCAGCAAATTCCTTAGGCATCCACGTCGACATATCTAAACCTCACTGGACATCCACCGGTATGTCCGGTCTAGTCCTTCGGCCAGGCTAATCTTTGATTCCCAACCTAGCAAGTCAAATGCTCTCTGCGCATTGACGGACCGGCGTGGTTGACCGTCGGGTTTTGAGTCGTCCCAGGCAAACTTGCCCTCGTAGCCGACCACCATGGCAATCATTGTTGCCAGCGTTTTGATCGTAATTTCCGCACCTGCGCCAAGGTTAATGGGCAGCGTAGGCACGTTTTTTGCAGCAGCGCGGACAATTCCCTCGGCCGCGTCATCAACGTAAAGGAATTCCCGGCTTGCCTCTCCCGTGCCCCAGAGACTTACTACCCCTTCTCCTGACCTCTTTGCCTCAATGCACTTACGCATGATGGCCGGGATTACGTGAGAGGTGTCCGGATTAATGTTGTCGCCAGGACCATAAAGGTTTGTCGGGATGACGTAGGCAATGTTCATGCCGTATTGCTGGGCGTAGGCCTCTGCTTGCACTAGTAGCATCTTCTTTGCAACTCCGTAAGGCGCGTTTGTCTCCTCTGGGTATCCGGCCCAAAGCCCTTCCTCAATGAACGGGGGTTTTGCGTACTTCGGATAGGAGCACACGGTGCCCACCACAACGACCTTAGATGTTTCAGCAATGCGCGCCTGCTCTATGACGTTTAAGCCCATCATGGCGTTGGCGTACAAGAATCTTCCAGGAAATTTCATGTTTGCACCAATGCCGCCAACTTCTGCCGCGGCGTGGATAACAACATCTGGCTTTGCTTCCTTAAACAGTTGAGCGGTTTGTGTTTGTGAAGTCAAGTCCCAGTCCCAGGACCGCGGAATAAGAACGTCTGCGGTGTTGTGCAAGTCCAACCGCTCAACGATCCGCTCTCCAAGAAAGCCACCGCCGCCTGTTACAAGCACTACCTTGCCGCGCAGCTTGCTCATCTTGGTCCATCCATGTCTGCTTTGAGCATGATGCCTACAAGTTCTTCAAACTTTACCTTTGGCTCCCAGCCAAGGATGTTCTTTGCCCGAGTGGCATCGCCACAGAGCTGATCAACCTCGGCCGGTCTAAAATATCGCTGGTCGACCTCAACATAATCTTTCCAGTTGAGACCGACCAATGAGAAAGCCCTTTCGCACAGTTCCTGAACTGTATGCATTTCCCCCGTAGCCACTACGTAATCTCCGGGCTTGTCCTGCTGAAGCATGAGCCACATAGCCTCAACGTACTCGGGCGCATAGCCCCAGTCTCGTTTTGCTTCTAGGTTTCCCATGACCAATTTACTTGCGCGTCGTGCCGCAATATCTGCAACACCACGGGTAACTTTGTGGGTGACAAAGGTGTTGCCGCGCCTTGGTGATTCATGGTTAAAAAGAATGCCGTTGCTTGCATGGACTAGGTATGCGTTGCGGTAAAGCTTTGTCATGTCGTGAGCAAAAACTTTTGATATGGCGTACGGGCTTTGCGGGTTAAAGGGAGTTGACTCCCGCTGAGGGGTTTCAAGCACCTTGCCGTACATCTCGCTGGAGCTTGCCTGGTAGTAGCGGACATCCCAGTCTGCCCACCTGACTGATTCAAGTAGGCGCAAGGTCCCGATGGCATCTGTCTGTGCGGTGAATTCCGGGATGTCAAAGCTCACCTTGACATGGCTTTGGGCGGCAAGGTTGTAGACCTCATTTGGCTTGATCCTTTGCATTAGGGCGTTGATAGAGCTGCCGTCGAGCATGTCCCCGTAATGCAAGGCAAACGGCACAGAGCCGTCTTTTGCCTGCTCAATGAGGTGGTCTATTCGCTGTGTATTGAAATTGCTGGCGCGTCGAATGACACCATGGACCTCGTAGCCTTTGCTGAGCAACAACTCAGAAAGATACGATCCGTCCTGGCCAGTAACCCCAAAGATCAACGCTTTCCTTGCCACGCCGGGAGTATACACACATGAAAGTGGCCCGTAACTTGCGTGTCGTGTAGTATCTTTGTGTGGTAGAGGACAAACAGATTCCCCAGGAGCCGGAAGCAGACCCAGAAGAAGTTATAATGACTTGTCTGAATTGCGGAAGGCGAATGAGCCACCGAAGCTGTAAATTGATTTGCGAATGCGGCTACTATGCCTCCTGTTCAGACTACTATTAGGAGTAATAATGACTAGCAAAGTGACTGTCATTACGGCAACTATCCCCGGCAGGGAGGAGTTGCTGGAGCGCGCCCGGAAATCTGTTGGAGAGCAGACGGTGCAGCCCCATGCACACATTATTCAACTTGACATCAATAGAAACGGTGGTGCATTTACAAAAAACAGGCTATTTGACTTTGTCAAAACTGAGTGGTTTATGGTTCTTGACGACGACGATTTCCTTTTGCCGCATCATATTGAAACTTTGCTTAATCACTCAGAGGGCTACGACATTGTTGGCTCTTGGCATGAGGGAAAACACGCAACTTACAATCGCCCGCTGTCAGAAATTATCAATCAAAATAATGTTTTACGTCATGGCATTCCTCACACCGCCATTGTGCGTAGCGAATTGTTTTCTCGGCTTGGCCGATTTGCTATCCAAACCGCTTATGACACCAAATTCTGGGATGACGCAGTGAAGGCGGGTGCCAAGGTCAACATTGTTGAACAAAAAACTTGGCACTACGACATTGACGAAAGCCGCCCCCACGAAAGCCTAGGGGGTTTGCCATGGGCGAGCGAGAACGCCTAGTCATTCTTTCTGCTGGTAGGGCGACGCGCCTTGGAGGGAAAAACAAGCTGCTTGTGGAGGCTGCTGGCACGCCAGTTCTGGATTGGCACAAGCGTTCTGCTGGGAATTTGATTACAGACATCGTCGTTCGATCAACCGACTGGCTTGAAGTAAATCGAGCTGCCGAGCATTGGGTCTCTGGCGTTGTTACCCATGACGACCTAGACGGCCCGGCGGGTGCCCTTCGGCACTACGTATCGCATCGCTTCCACGATGGGCCGCTTACGGTCATCTTTGCCGACACGCTTGTGCCTTCAATTCCAGGGCATGCAGGCTCTTGGGTCGGGGTTGCCCCCAACCCGGGAAGGGTTTGGGATTACCAGCACGACTGGACGTGGGTTCGCGGCGTACCTGGCGGCAACGTCTGCGTTGGGCTATATCGATTTGAGAACACTGCAGCACTTCGACAAGTAATTTCGGACATCCCAAACTATGGGCAAGAGACTCCGATGATTGACGTGCTCAACGAATACGAAAAGATCTACCATATGCGCTCAGTCCATGTTGCTGGGTGGCAAGATGCCGGAGATTTTTCGGCAATAGCGAAAGTGCAGGCCATTTAATGTCGTACGCCCTTGCAAATATTCCTCCAGTGTCTTGTTACGTGCGCAAGGAATACCTGCGCGACCTAGAAGACGGGCATGGTGAATTCACCCCAGCTTATTGGGTAACGGTGAAGGTTATTCGTCATCGCGCCCTATACATCGAGGCTTTTTTGCCGGAGTATGGCGCCCTGTACGACAAGCTTCCGATTAGTGCTTTTTTGCAAAAACCATCTACCCCAAAGGTTGACCTTACCCTTGGTGATTTGCAGCTATGGGACGCAAACTCAACACAAATCTCCGTGATTGAAAAAGCGGTGTTAAAAAATATGCGTTGCAAATACAGGACTTCAAAGGGGGAATGGAACGAGGGCCACTACATGTTTACTGTTGACATGGTGCACAGCGATCCAAATGAGATCAACGCAAACTGGGCAAGCCTTCCAGCTGAGCACAAGTCCTACAATTTTATTCGACTAGACAATGGGCAATATGCCGCACAGCCAAACAACCGTGTCCTTTGGCTAGACGAGGCCCTGGTGTACAAGGAGACAAAGATTCCCGACTTTAAGGTGAGCACCAAGGAGTTCTCTGCGGAGGGCGGACGCTGGCGTCTGGGCGGAGAAGATTCTTGGAACTATGATAAGCAAGACGAAAAAGCCCAAGAAAAGTTTTTGCGCCCTATTAACCCAGATCCAATCCGGGCACTAGGCGCAGCAATAAAAAAGGGTTCAATTTCGGATTAAGAAAGCGCCGCTGGGTAGGAAAGGAATAACCACCCCAGCGGCAGTTGCCACTATATCAGAACAGATGTTCGCTAGTAACTTGCTGTGGTGTTGCGGTGCTTGTTTGCGTACTCAACAGCGTCCCGCTCGTACTTACGCACGGGAGTTTCAGCCTCAGTGAAGCCTCGGTAGAAGCCGCTTAGCAGTTTCTGGAACTCCGCCGGCTTGTGGTAGCCGCCCAGCATCATGCGAACGCCACCAGCAAAGTTAATCACTCTGACAAGCGCAACTCCGCCATAGTCCGACATCAAATGAAAGAACCCTGGTGTTGCGGTGCCATCGTTGAAGTTTTTGTGGCCCGACGGAAAACCCGCCGCCTGATTAATCAAGTTGACGGTTGCTTGCATCGTGCTCATGGTTAGGGCGTGATCGCAGCAGTTACCCTCAGAGCAAGAAACGCATCCGCACTCCTGGCAATCTTCAAACTCCATCATGCCCTCCCCTTTTCATCTTGTTGGATGTGGTGCAATTTCATGTCGGTGCAAAGAGCAGTAAGCGCTTGGTAGAGCGTGTTTCCCTTACCGTACCCAACGTTAAGAAGAGTTTTCTCTTCAACGCCTGGGTACACTTTGCTTTCTTCCATGCGCTCAACAGCCACAGAGGCACTCCAGCGCCCCTCTTTGCTTTGCTCAATTAACCACAGCCGCTCACCGTCGCGCAGTTCTTTCTCTACGCGGGCGTATGCGTCAGTGATGCATTCTGGGTCGCCACACGTGTGGCGGAAGCCGTGCATGCTTGTGCTTGCCATGTAGCATTCCCTTCTTATAGCCGACTGTCAGTCGGGTTCTTTTTGATAATACGACTGTTCTAAATGTCCGTCAAGTTTTTTGAGGCGGCCAACGTAAAACACCCCCCAAATTTTTTACACAACGTTCGCCAAAACTAGTATGATATAAAACTATTATCCATGTTATTTCAGGACTTTTAGTGCGCGGGGCGCCCTGGAGTAGCGGGACAGGCGCTTTTCCGCCACCAGGGCAGCGATTGCGCGCTGAATGGTACTTCGACCGCAGTCCAACGTGTTCGTAAGCTCTGTGACCGTTGGAGCCTGGTTCCAGCGCTCTACGTGCGCGCGGATTTCCGCGTACACTTCGTCTGGGCCTGGCGCTCCCTCTAGGCGGCGTGCCCTCACGCTTGCGCCTCCAGTTGCTTCTGCTCTTGGCGAAGGTACGCCTGTTCGCTCTGGTCAAGGCACTCACGGCACAGTGGCTTAGCACCGTACTGGTCAACCCAGACGGCCTTTGCCTCATTGAAGCACTTGGTGCACTTAATCTTTGTTTGGGATTGTCCGTCTCGCTCTAAAATCATTGGCTTCATCAAGCCACGCTCCTTTCGTACTCTTTATGTCTAGCAATTCGTGTATCGCAGCACCCGCGGCAGAGCCAATATTCAAATCGTGCTGGCTCACGGTAGGTGAACTTCACAACCGCTCGGTCTCGGCTATCCCACGGGCAATCATTGCACGGTACGCCTTTTTCTAGTTGTTTGGGCCAGCTTTGGAACCATTCAACCTTCTGCATTATCGGCAATTTGTTGAAACGGCCCCGCCTGCAATGTCAATGCCGTTTGGCGCAGGGTTTGGGTACACATTGACCCCTACGCCGCACTTCTCGCAAGAAGAGGCGCTGGTCAGGTTCCAGCCAGCACCCATCAGATGCGTAAACTTGCGAAGGCGGTGCCCACGCTCAGTTGCCGCCTTACGGGCTGACTTACGAAGTTCTCGTGCTTTCATCTTTCCTCCTACTCGTCGTCGCAGTTGCCTGCGCACCAATCGCTGCCGCAGCCGGTACAAAGTCCCTGCTTGCGTGCGGATTCCTGTAGTTCAGCCACGTTTACCGCAACCTGGCCCAAGAACCCGTTGCAACACCCGCATGCTGAATACATTGTCGCCTGCGCGCTATCCGCGCAATCAACGTGAATGTGGCCCTCAATGTGGCCCTCATGACTAGCCATGTTGTTCCTTTCGACTAAGTACCCCGCTGGGTTATGGCGAACCACGTCTTTCGAGCAGAGAGTTTCCAGATGGTCTGTCTCTTTTCCCCAGAAATCGTTCCCCAGCGGGGATAGTCGTATGGTACGACAGGATGGTATGGGTTGTCAAGTGGTGACCCCGGCAGGAGTCGAACCTGCGACCAACTGCTTAGAAGGCAGCTGCTCTAATCCACTGAGCTACGGGGCCGTGGAGCCGACGGAGGGATTTGAACCCCCGACCAGTTGTTTACAAAACAACCGCTCTACCCCTGAGCTACGTCGGCGCGGAACCTAATCTTTAGCTGGTAGGAAGCGTTTTTCGCTTTTCGCGGGTTGCCGCACTCTGGGCTAACTTCTTTGCCCTCAGGGCCGGGTCATTCTGCTCACGAATGGTACGCTCCTGGCGCTGCTCAAACTTACAGGCACGGCAGATATGGTCCCCCTCTGCCTTGTAGAATTCATGATCGTGGGGCCAGGATTCCTTGCATCTCTTACACGTTCTCTCCGCGGGATTCTCGTCGTAAAAGCCCAAGGTGTCCTCCTGCTATGCGGTGGTCCAAAACGCAAATAACGCCAAGATGATCCCCACCAGGACGGTTATCCCGCCGATGAGTTCCAGCAAGTGTCGCTCTTTCTCGTCCATGGTTGTCCTCCGCAGTCTAGGGGATGTTGGGTTCTTTTGCTTGCGTGCCAGTATCCATGCCGTGATTAAAGATAAACCAGCCAAAGAGCCTCGGGCTCGGCCCGAAAACGCCGAAGGCGGTTGAGCCGTGAGGCGAGGGTCTTGGTGCTGTGAAGCAGGCTCCACTTACTCTTCGTCCTCAGGCTCACACCACCCACAGTAGTTATCATCGCCTACTGGACCGTTAAACTCATACCCACAGACGACGCATGCACTCATGGCAGATAGCGTACTTCAATCCTACCGTGTGCCCCAAGCGCCTTCCAGACCTGTGGAGAGAGATCCACCAGCGACCATGCAGAAGATGGGCCACTCGGATGCTTCTGTCGGCAATCGCAGTAGTCAGCAATCCAGACCTCTACGGAGATACCAGTTTCCATTGAGGTAATAAGCAACTTGTGCTGCGGAACGCCGTGCCATGCTGGCATTTGATCTGCAATGTGCTTACGGAGTAGGGGTCCAATGGCTGCGTACATGTCATTCAGCGGAGATGACCATGGGCGAACCAACTTCGTCCAGCCACCCATATTGCGGTGATAACACTTGTATTCAGGGTGCTTCTTGCAGAGTGCTGGGGTAAGGGTTGTGCCAGCAGGGTCTTCTTGTACCCACGTGGACGTATCGTCGTACCACGAGCCTGCAAAGGTGAAGGCGTCATACGTGGTGCCGAATCCGGTCAGGACTGGGGCGTTTGCCCAGATGTCGGTTTCTTCTGGAACGTCCAGATACCAACTGTCGCGCAGGTCGGGTGTCGCGCCTACCGAAATGACGGGCGACGGTACCGACGTGTAGATCAGAACTGCCGTCCATACGGCGGTGAGAATCTTGGTGATCATTGCTGCCACCTCCTTCTGCACGCATGGTACCACGGGCTTGACTGGTGTTGTCAAATGGTAGTTTTCTAAACGACCTACAAGGGGTGGTGGTTATTTGTGGTGGGTAGTGGGGTGGAAAGGGGAAGGAACAGGGTTATGGGGGAAATGTGATATTCGGGTGGAAAGTCTGACGAACCGTTTACATCTACCCAAGCTGTCCAGGGGTCTTACC